GAAGGAAGCACCGCCGCTAGAAATTCTAACGGTTGCATGGATACTCCCCTCTTAATCTGCTATTGCTGCTTGTAGCTTTTTTATTTCTATCTGCGCTTGTTCTAGTTCATCGCATCGCTGCTCCAGGCGCAACAGAATCTCCCGCTGGACATCAACTGGCAGAGTTTCCTCATCCAACCAAAGCCCACCATATTTAATAATTTCACGATCAGTTAAAGCTTTAGGTTGAAATTTGTACATAGAATTCTCCACGCATCATCGGTTTGTGATGTTTTTTGAAGCACGATAATTACTTCTTCAACACGCTCTTTGTAGGAGGGCGTCACCTCGGTAACTCCGGTGAACCAGTTGTATATGGTCTGGCGGCTCGCACCGACAATTGCAGCAATACGTTTCATAGAAACGTCCCTACGCACCGCCCACTTGCCCAGTTCTGTGCCAAGCGTAGACGGCGATTCGTTTATTTTTTCGATTATTTTTTGTGAATAAGGCATAGCGTCCAGGGGGTACTCGCGGTGTGTACAACAACCGAATCCACGTTGCCGTAAATCCGCTTGTTCCGCTTTCCCCCACCCGTTAGATTAGTCGTCGGTGTCCCACTCTGCAACTGAAGCCGCAATCTTTTTCTTAGCGGCGGTTGGAGCGGGTTCTTTTTCCTTGCGGACTTCTGGTTCAGCTACTTCCTCTTCCTCAGCGGGTTCGGGTTTTGCCTTAGCCTTTGGGGGTTTACCTTCTAACGCTATTGGTTTAACGCCATCGGTCTGAGCCACCGTCATGGTAACTGCACGGATTGCTTCGGGCTTCTTGCCTTGATCCGCACAAGCAACATGCTCCTCGTCGGTCAGCCAGCGCATCGGCTTGAAGAACAACTTGGGCGATTCGGACTTGGTGTCAAACTTCATGCGGGTCACAACCATATCGGGACCGATAGACTGTGCGGCCAGCCACTTTGCGTATGCCTGAAGCGGACGGTTATCGGCTTCTTCTTTACCAAAGATACTGGTAGCAGGAAGAGTCAACTGAAGAATGTCGCCTTCCATATCGTTAGCCAGCACCACAGCCAGACGCTGAGAGAAACGACATGCGCGGGACTCGCCTTGACCTGAACCCTTGATGTTGTTGGGGCAGGCGGCGCAGGTTACTGACGGGGGATCTTGCACCTTAGCATCAGGCTTCTCACCATCAGCGGACCAGCAACGCGGGGGCGCAGGGTTCTCAGGGTTGTAGCCAGCATCGTAATACGTGCGGCCAATTTTTGCGGCGGCATTCACAATCACCACATCAAGATACCGCTCTTCGATGGCACCAACTTCTTTACCATCATGGATTAAACGGAACACACCGCCTTTAATGGAGATGCGCTTACCGCTTTGACCACCACTGCCACCAGCGAGGGCTTTGGCTACGGCTGACAACTCGCCCGTTTTCGCAAACGCCGGTACTTGCGTCGGGTTAAAAGGAACTACGTTTGACATTTACTTCTCCTTACTTACTAGGTTTGCGGACTGTTACTGCGTACTCTGTGCTTGCGTCTAGTCCGGGGGGCACAAGCGTCGGGTTCTCTTCCAAGAACTGTTTCATGTTTAGCTGTGCGATGCGACGCTCAAGCAGTTCAACGCACTGATGTTCCAGCACAAACTTCTTGAACTCGTCCCAATCGTTAGCCGTGTATCGGGTTTTGGTACTGAGAGTGATAGTGCCAGCATCGGTGCGTATAGTTTTAGCGCCGGTAGCAAGCATCCTGTCTTTGATTTCAGTGCTGAAGCCCTGCTTAACTTCTTCCAGTTCCTCCAGCTTGTCCTCGTACTCCCGCGTAAGTTTTTGTATGGCATCGCGCACCTTACGATATGCGCGGACCAGTGATTCAAGCGATACATCTTCATCATTCATTTGCAACTCCTTTTGTTTTAGTTTTGACAATTTTGTCCAATATTTTACTTTTCGTCAAGCACCTCCTCATACAACCTAACCAGCAAGTTGTTATCTTCTACGCGGTCAGCAAGGCGCCTAAACATTTTGCGTTCGATGTCGCCTGCTTGGATGTGAACCACCGTCACCTTGTCGCTGTCCTGACCTTTACGATCGGAGCGAGCGCAACACTGGATGTAGGTTTCCGTGGACATCACCGGCCCCCAGAACACAACGGTGTCAGCCGCAGTTAGGGTTACCCCGTGGGATGCCGCTTGTGGCTGTATCACCAGCACGCGTGGATCAGGCGTTTCTTGGAACTTCTTAAAGATCTGCGTGCGTTTGCTAGGACTTACATCACCATGCACTTGCTCACAAACAATACCGTTTTGCGTTAAATGTGTTGTGATCGTATCCATGCTGTGTCGATAGGAAGCAAACACCAACACCTTGCGATCCGTTTCTTCTAGCACTTCCATCAGCACCGACAAGCGCGGCGAGCAATCAAACTCCACCACCTCAGCATTGTCTGTGTAAGCGGCCCCTGCACTTATCTGTAACAACTTGTTGACCTCTGCGGCGGCGTTGACTGCCGTAATGGTTTCCCCTGCCGCTTTCACCAGCATCTGATCGCGGAGCATGATGTAGTACTTCCGTTGCTGTGGTGTCAGGGACACCTCTCGGGTTTCGGTTATTACAGGCGGCAGGTCCAAGCACTGAGCTTTGGTGAACCGTATTGCAGGTTGCAGAGCTGAGCGTATTTTTTCTCTGGCATCGAACTTTGGAACCCACTTAAACATGCTGACCTTGTTCATCGTCATGTCCCGCCACGCCGTATAGAATTTAGGCACGCTGGCAGGGTTGACCAGTTTGGCGAGGCCGTACGCATCCAAAGGACTTTGTGCCGCAGGTGTACCCGTCATCATCCACAACAACGTATTAGGCTGAATGATTTTGTGAAGGGCTTTCCACCGTTTAGTTGTGACATTTTTGTATGCGTTGGCTTCGTCCGCAATAATAAGATCAAAGCGCCCGTCGTTTACAACCTCATCGGCTATAAGATTCAAACCATCGTAGTTGGTTATAACAAATTCGTAATCGCCTTGAACCATCTCAATGCGCCGTGTGGCCTGCTGATGGTGCGCAATAATCGCACTGCGGTGAATGATGCTCTTCTGCAAGTCATCCATCCAAGCGGAGTGCATGATAGAGATGGGGCAAAGGATTAAGCAACGGCGAACTTGCTTAGTCTGCATCAAGTAATCAGCGGCCCATAGCGCCGAAAGTGTTTTCCCTGTACCCGGTTCTGAGAATACAAAAGCCCTGCGATGTAGCGTGAGGAACGCAGACGTTTCAACCTGATGCGCCATGGGCTTATAGCGTCCCGGCCAACCGTAACGCGCTGTGATTGGCGATGGCACATTCTTGACGCCAAGATTCTTGAGTACCCTGACTTCATCTAACCCCCACTTAACTGCAACTTCGTATATCCCGTTTTTTTCACTAAGCACTTTGCTTTTTGGGATGATGTTGTATTTGTCCGGGTTTCTTGTGCGCAGGACAATCGCTTTGTTTTCAATGATTTGCATGACTCTCCTTCAGCTTATATATTTCTTCAAAAGTTGAAGATTCAACGGGTATCACCGTGTATTCAACTTTATTTGTTTTCATTAACGTACTAACGATTGATCGCCAATCGCTATCCAAAACACCGCGTGTTACCCATTCATATCCAAACTTTAAATACCACATGTCAGCCAATTGCTGCGGCGGTAGTTCGGCCATTATTTATCACCTCGGTTAGCTTTTACGCTGCGAACACGTAAGTTGCCGGGATTTGATTTACCGCCAGCTTTTAATGGTTTGACATGATCTACATCTTTGCCGTCGCCTTTTGCCACAGCTCCTGTTTTTTCCATCATGCGGCGCGCTTTAACGCGCTCGGCACGATTCTTAATTTGCTTTGGTTTACCGTGGTACTCGTCATATTCTTTACGATAGTTTCTTGCCATGATGATCTCCTAATGGCGCGGGTTAAATTCACATCCCTTAACAGGACACCAATTACATAGCGGTGTTTGCGTTGGATTCCAAACATCGTTTGCAAAACAAGCATTTAACTTTGCAACACGTTCACGGTAGCGTTGCCAATGAGCGGGTGCTTCATCAACTGTCATTTTGTATTTAACCATGCTTTCTTTTACAACAAATAAAAGTGCAGAGTTAACCTGTCTCACGTGCGGAAAGTGTGCAAAAACTAACAAAGACATTAGCACCAACTGATCTGTATCAGGATACTTATTGTTACCTGTTTTGTAGTCCACTACCCACGCTGTT